ACATTGTCTAATATTTGACAATTATGGCGTGTTGTGTCTAGGTAATAATTTGTGGCTTAGATATCGGCATTGATAGTTTGTGGACCACCATTGCAGTTGCAATTGCTCCTGATACATCTCCAGCGCTCTTACGTCTTACGATTCTCCAAGCAGTGTCATTTGTTTTGGCTGCACAGTTGTTAAACATCTGCACTAACTCCTGTTGGCCTTGATGCTCAACCCTGGAGTTCACAAATCCATCAAGTAATTCCCCACATGCCTGATAGAAGCGTTGACCAGAGCAATCTTCCACCATTACGCCTGAATTTGAGAGGCGGTCTGCAATTGACTGCGTGGTGTACTTGTCAAACATCACCGCACGCGGTTTCCATTGGTCGCAGAGTGCTTTGATATCTGCTGCTATCTTCAAATCATCTACTGCGACTGAGTTCTCCCAAGTCTGCATTAATCCAAACCCTATTTTGCCAGAAGGAAGAATCTGGCCACCGATAATGCTTGCATTGCGTCTTGACGGACTTACATCAAAGGCAAAGATTGTAATTGGTCCAGGTGACATTACTAAATCACTATTTGATGTTTCTTCAATAACGCCAAGCGGCCAAGGTGACTGTAATGAATCAACCCATTGGCAAAGCGTTTCAGTTCTAGTTGTTTCAACACTAGATGTTGCAATCGATTCCTCAATTGCCTCTTCTGACACTGTATATCCAAGTGCAGGGTTTGCCATTGCCCATGCTTCGCGGTCATCTATCTTGCAATACTGCGGTGCGCTGTATTCGTAATAACCTAAAGACTTGGGCGGATAAGAACGCGCTCTTTCTACAATGGAATTAAGGACTGTGCTAAACGCATCACCTGCGTTTGTTGTATAAAGCGCTTGCGCATTAGCACGTGCGCGTGTAACAGGCGTTGCAGCCTGAAATGCTTCTTCTGAGATTTCACGTAATTCGTCAATCCACAAATAATCGGCTGTTCGACCACGCGAACCATCTCTGGTCGCTGCCACGACGTCTAAACGTGTGCCATCTAGTAATTCGATTGACTCAGTTCCATTGGCGTATCTAATTTGCTTGACCATTGCCTTCATGGACGGATTACCTTCGATGATATAAGCAATCTCTCGAAATGAGGTCAAGGCCATGCTTCGATTAGATGACATGATAAGGATGTTCTTAGAAGGCCACTTAAACAGGTGTGCTAAACAGAGCATACGTGCAAAATGGCTCTTTCCTGATTGGCGTGCGATTAACAACAGGTTCGACTTACGAATGAAGTTACCTTTGCTATCAACAGCCAACATATCTTTTGCAATGAACTTCTGCCAAGGCAAAAGCGGTTGGCCAAGCATCTCAGCAATCTCTTCAACATCTTTTACCAGCGATTTACCTTTGAGGTATGGACTGTGAAGCCTTGGTTCAGTTGCCCCTCGTAAGACTTTTTTCTTTTTGGTTTGTTCTGCCATCACTCTGGACTATTTCCCGATTGAAACGGACTAGTTCGGGGTTGTTTGGATTGTGTCGGGGAGGGACGTTCTGGAAAGACAGGGGGGGTAGAAGACTTTAAATAAAAAACGCCTTCTGAGCGTGCGCCCTTGCGTATGTTACATGCTCTACATGAGGCTACTAAGTTATCCATTTCATGACCACCACCTGCTTTGCGTGGTATTACATGGTCAACCTCTGTTGCTACTTCACCACAGTATGCACAGGTGTACGCATCCCTTGCCAATACACGCAACCTCTGCTTCTTCCAATGACCAGTGCTAAGGTCATCACCTCTTAGTGCCATCCTTTATGTTTCCAATGTTTAAGAGCCTTGCATGTATCAGGCTGCATACCCTCTATTGTACGCACATATCCATAACGATGGCCTATATAACGCAATCCCCAATCAATTTGTTGTAGAGGATTAGCATCCTTTAACCATTCACTCTTACCTTGGGGTATGCCATACACCTGATGTGTACCACCTATGTTGCCTATTGCTTTCCAATTCCATGCTGATTCTTTACCATATAAATAGGCTAAACATTTGTAGTTCTTAACTGTTAATTGTCCTTTAGCATATTGCTTAGATGTTATGCGTTTTGTTGCATCGTTTGTCGCACTTGCTGCTGATACCAAGGAGAAGCATAGAGCGCCCCCCAACACGATTGCTATCGAGCGAACTAACCGCTTCACGGTTCGCTCTGAGCACCTGGTGTGCTCTAGCCCTCTGAGTGTACTGGTCATGTCAAATCCATTTCTATAAGTGCTGGTCAGGACGGCGTTTCTATTTATCGGTTGAATAGAATCCTTTACCCTTGAACACTAAGCCAGGTACAGAATAGATTCGATTGGCCTGTGCGCCACAATCAGTGCATCGCACTAAGTCATGGTCCATTGATAGTTCTAACTCCATTTGTGTATTACATAATGGGCAACGATATTCATACATCGGCATTATCGGCTTCTTCTTTCCCACACGCTTTACACTCCCATTGTTTGACTTTCCAATTACCACATGAATTACATCTAATCATTGCCTTTTCCCAGTCGATGTCACCTGGAATCTTTTCATACCCTGCTTTGCGTAATAACTCCACCAAATCACTTAATGGCAACATGCAGACGAACTCCTCGACTGATGCTTCCCCCTGCCCATTAAGTCTGAAACAAGCAAATCCCAATTCCCCCGATTTGGAAGTGCGTGCTTTGATTTGGCGAAGTGTCCCTTTGATGTCAAGTGAGTTACGCGCCTTTACCTCAATGTCGAACGGAACATTCAGGCAATCTTTGCCTTGACCTCTTCCTACGCTAGCGCTTGGCCACCATTGCTGCAAATATGATGCTACCAATCGCTCGGTGGCGTAGCCACGATGCTTACGGTGTTGGCTCGCCATCAATCTCCTTGGTTACGGTCAATGCAATATGGCTTACTGCATGACACTTTAAGCACGTTACAAATACCGAATCATTAATTGCTGGAGTAATAGCCAGAGGTTCATTGCATAAATCGCAATGGATAACAATATCCTGCGGTTCTTCGAACTGTCCGCCCATGATGGTTGCTGTGCCATCGTCAAAGATTACCATTTCACCCATAATTATGCCCTAACCTTCTGTGCAACCCATTGCCCATTAGCGTTGAGTTCTAGCCAAATGCGCTCTGGGTCACATGGTTTCTGTTGACCTACTTGATAATTACTTGACTTATAACAGCAATCCCAAGCAGCCCATTGCTTACCATTTTTGCCTGTGCCAGTGCGTAAAACTCTTGGCTTGCCACATGAGCAAGTGGGAATATCTTTGTCAGTCGTGCCGCCTATAATCTCTTTGACAGTGTTAACCGCCTCTTCGCTACTTATAGGCATTGCAACAGTCTTAATTGTCCAAGGGTCATCTTCTTTTATGACAGGGATATATTTTTCGGGTTTAGGTTCTGCGAGTTTTGTCCTTGCCATGTCTTGAACTGTTGGTTTGTGTGTTGTTTCGAGGATAAGTGATAATGCTCTGCCAATCGCTGACGTGACAGTATCTTCAACGTAAAACTTACGCATCGAAGCATTAAACGTACTTGCATCTCCAAAAGCGTAATCGACAGCAGCAGGAAGCGTATCTTCATGCTCGCGGTAAATTTGGGCTGATACGAGGATATGACCCTTCTCAGCATTAAATTGAATGACATCTGTAACAATCCTTCCGACTGGGTACGCCACCTGAAAACGGCGTATTCTGCTATTTACATCTTCGTACGAACTCAAATCAAACATAAAACTCATCCTCTTCTGTTTGGAGTTGTAAGGCTATTGCAAGATATGCAATAGCATCTATGTATGAATCAACGTGGCTTGGTGTTTCTTGGATTCTTGATAGTTTGACTTCGACCATTGCAAGAGCAGCCTGTGAGTCTGTGACCGTTTGTTCAAATAAACTGGAAAACCGCACAGCAATCCGATTTTGGTTGATTCTAGGATGTCCGTAGATTGCACCACGATTTTGAATAATTTCGTTTGCATTGCTTAGTGCCTCGCTCGCCTTCATTATTCTCTCCAGAATTCTTGACGCGACACAGCGCGACCTCGTAGATAGCCATCACGATGGCCTTGTTCCTTGCCAATTGTTACTCCCATGTAATAACCCAGGAATGTGAAAACCATGCCAAATACAAAACACCAGAATAGTGACATTAGTTGCTCCAAGACATTGATTGATAGTCAGTAATGATTGTCCATTGACCTAGCGCATCGTCAAACAGAACTTCGTAACTGTTGCCAAAGTCCTGCAAGATTGTGCGTGCTGCCATGAGGGTTGCATAATTGTCGAACCAGTAGATGTAATCTAATTCGTAATTGACTGGACCTTCAAAGCGTCCATCCTGTGCTTCCCAGTTATTGCCCTTGAACTGCATTGATGTTTCATTAAGGTTTTCGAAATCTTCTGCCATGTCCATATAAATTGCTTTCATTGCGCCCATGTTATGCACCAACCTTTGTGCGAGTGTCTTTGACCACGTAACCAGCGTGGTCAACAACGTTCTTATTGACATCAATGTCATTGTCAATTTTTGCAGCAATCTCTTTTAGAGATACAGGGAAAGTAGAGTCAGTGCGCCAATGAGTATCAGTGCGAACTGAGAACTTGTAACTGAAACCTTGATAGTTATACTTGTAAATCTTAACGCCGCGATATTGGTAACGTCCTGCTTCAATCTTTTCTAACTTTGCTACTGTGTTCATTTTTGCCCCTTTTCCCAATTCGTTCGATTGGTTATGGCATTAGTGTTGCACGATTCCAGGCTGAGTCAAGGCTATTTAGGTGAACAGAAAGTGAACATTAGGTAAACACTCTGCATCGTCCATCTGGACATCTATGTCCCTGCGCACAGGGAAAATGTCGCTAGCGAGGCCGCCCATAGCGCTTACCGTGAACTAGGAATGTGCCATCCTTTTCAACATAAATCAGGTCAACCTGGACATTCTTTCCTATCTCAGTGACGATGGCGAAGGCTTGCTGCCAATTGGGCATAGAAACGTATTTAGCGGCCTTTACGTTCATTGCATGTCCTACCTCAACTCCATGCAGTACGCGCCTCACAGAGCCATTGTAGGCCTCTGAAACGGCACTCCTGCCAGCACGATGCGTATGCCCCATAATTGTGCTGACCCCTGCCTTCTTGGCTTGGTTTAACGCGCTCATTCCAGGGTTAGGATTAAGGCCACCTAAATCTCCATGAATTGCAATCCAGCCTTTAGCGATGGGATAAGCCTCTTTGTGGAATTGGATACCTAGTTCATCGAGTTTCATAAATTTCTCAAACCTAAGTTCTGGCAAGGATAGGAAGGCTGGAATCTTTTTCATAATGACGTTGTAAAGGCGGTCAGTATGGTTTGACCTAATGGCGTGTGCTTCCTTGGCGTACTGAGTCAATCGCCATAACACGTCAACTGTGTGGTCGCGGTCATCCGCTAGTGTCTGCTCGTACCAGCCTGGAGTATTCTCAGTCCAACGACTTATCTGAGGAAGGTCAATCTCATCTCCGATAGTAACGACAGAGTCGTGCTTAAACGCTTTAGCAAATAATTCAAAATTGCGTACAACATGTGCATCCTCGTAAGGGCATTGCAGGTCGGGCCAAACGATAGTTCGTTTCATTCATCCTCATCGTCATACCAGTCAGGTTCAGGAATGTTTGGATTAATTGGAGTAGGCAACAGCCAATCAGGATAAGCAGACTTTTCCATTATCATGGACATGCAAATTGAATCAGGAAAACCTGCTCTTTTGAGCGATTTATAGAATTCATGTAACCCAATGCAGTAAGCATCGAGTCTTGAATAGCCTTGTTCTTCAAGTGCCTTAGTTGCTTTTCTTGCCATGAGATAAGTGTTACCTCTCTAGAATACGAATAATCGTTTCGACACGCGCCTCTAGTGAATTTATTTGGTCGCGCATACTTGAGCCACCGTTAGTTTTTAGTTCGTTTAGGTAATGCTTTACTAACCATTTCACAGAGCCAATAAATGAACCAATAACGGTCAGAGCAACAGCGACAACAGCCGCCCAATCTTGGGGACTCATCCCACTTGGTCATCTGAAGGGTCTAGGTATTTGACAATTGGACCGACTAGAGCAGATGCAAGAACTGCATATTCAGGACGAATATCAGCAACGAGTGCAAGGCCTAAAGTAATTGCTGAAACTGCAACCGCTTTTAGGTATGACTTAATTGCGTTCTTTGTGCTTTTAGTTATTTTCATTTCCTGCTCCTAACATTGGGATTTCGAACCAAGAACCATTCTCATCGCCCTTTTTAGTAAAACTGATATGGATATGCTTATCGTGGCGATTAATGCCAGAATAAGGTCTGAAACGCCAAAACGATTTAGCACTGGCAATCTTTCCGAGGTGAATGACGTATTTAATTCGCTTATCTTTTTTGGCGCACTCACGTATCTGGTCGGCAAGATAAGCACTTGTATTGGCTCGTGAGTCGAGATTCGCGTCGATATCCAAAGCCCTGACGTATCCGTCAATCTTACTTGGAATGTGGTCACTAGTACCTGCTTTTTGATGGCGGGCATCTGCTATCCAACCATCGCTCTTACGGTCACGGTCAGGGTACGCATCGTCAATCATCTCTCTAAGTTGCTGACCAGCCTTGCACAGTAGAGGTTTCATTATCCTAGAAGTGTTGCCAAGTCATCAGCAGTTAATCCAAGACGTGTAGCAATAGCCGCTTTAGCATCTGCTTTAGCCTGTGCTTCTGCTTCTTCTGCTGCCTTCTGTGCAGCGTAGGCTGCTGCATCTGCCTCACGCTGTGCTACTTCTTCTGCTGTGAGTTCGAGTTCTTGAACCTCGCCTGTTTCACAGTTCACGATGATTTTTGTATCTGCCATTTTATTCTCCTTATGATTTGGAAATGCCGTAAAGGGTTGCGGTTGAGTATTGAACATAAGAGCCAGTTTGAGGAGTTAGCGTGATAGATGTAATCGCTGCTGTGTTTGACCATAAAGCAGCCGATAAACCTGCAAAAGCAGTTGTGCCATTGTTTTCCTCAACTGCATCTGCTGATATAGATTTATTGGTGCTGCCTGCGTAATTAGGAATATAGATTTCACCGTTGGCAAAAGTCGATGCTGTTCTAACGCTAGAGTTAATATCGCCGTAGAGTCGAGCATCCGAAAAGGATGTGCTGCCAGCAGCCGAACCTGTTCCGTATAAGTTACGCACAGATAGATTTGTTGTAACTCCATTGAAAGAGATAAGAGAAGATACTGTGTCTGCATCTGCTCTGGAACTCATCTTAATACAGAGGTCTGTGTAAGTGGATGGAATAGATGAAAAAGCCATTGTTGCAGCCCCACCAGAGCCAACAGTTACAGTGGCGATTTTAACAAATGTATCTGGCATTATGCCGCCTTTATTCCGTAGAGGGTAAAAACACAACCTGTTGAAAAAGTTGAACCAGGAGTTTTAATTGAAATGCTATTGATGGCAGCAGTTGAACGCCACAGATTAACAAAAGCGAAAGTATTAACATCTGTTCTATTAGAGCGACTAATACAAGTTTTGTTTGTTGTTGTATTTGAGTAGTTCATAATATGAGAAATACTGTTGTATTGAGTACTTCCTATCGACCCTATTCTAGCCTCAGAGGTTGATGACCCTCTACCAGATGCTGTAACACTTCCATCACCCTGCATATTTGTAAATGAATAGTTAGTACCAGTATCTCCGTTGTATTGCAAATAAACGGCATCGCCACCGCTTGCAGTACCAGCAATGATTAAAATTAAATCTGTGTAAGTAGATGGGATAGATGAGAAAGTTACTGTGGCTGCTGAACTTCCCAATGTCTGAGTAGCAATAGGTGTATATGTAGTAGCCATTATTTTATCCCATACAGAGCGAAGGATGAGTATTC